AAGTTTCATACGGGGAGACTTACGACTTTAACATCACTTGTCCATCCTGTAAGACTGACGTTAAGACATCCTTAATCTTGTCCGAAAACCTTAATATGAATGAGGTTCCCGACGATTTGACAGACCCACGGGAAGTAGAACTTCCTAAGCTCAAAACTAAGGCTAGTGTTAGATTTCCTAGGAGCAGGGAGGAGATATTCCTCAAAGACTCTGAGACGGTCTACAAAAATCTTTACAGATTTGTAATCTCTATCAATGATAATTCTGACCCAGTTTTCATCTCCAAAGCCCTGAAACGTATGCACCTTCAGGACATTAAAAAGCTGATTTCAGAGGTCACAAAGGGTGAATATGGCATAGATCCTAGATTTATATTCCAGTGCCCTAGCTGCGGTCACGAGGAGACCATGGCGGTGCCGATGGACGTTGGTTTTTTTTCAGTGAGCTAACCGACAGTTTATCCTCGGAGGATCTTCTTTATCAAGCGTATATACTAGTAAACAAGGTTGGCCTCTCCTACTCAGATGTTAAGGGTATGACTAAAAGGGAGAGGTTAGCATTTGTTAAATTCTATACTGAAGAATTAAAGAAGACTGGAGAGTTGGCATGAAAATAAATGGAAATCAAGTTACCACGAGACACGAGAGACCTACTGTCCTGGGTCCAACTGCCCTTTTGATGTATTTCATCAATGACGGGCAATATACGGATCCTCACTCCATCAGCGGTGTCTCGATCTTTGCTGCCTCAGATAATCAATCTCCCAGTTCAGTCATAACACCTGATGGGGAAATTAAAGCCTCTGTCACAGGTAGCGTGCTTATGCACTTCTCCAATAGTGCGACCCTGACCAGTGATAGCACGTTTAACGCTACCAATTACAATGCCAATTCCGACTCCTCTGGCATTTACAAACTTTCTACAGGTAAGTTTGCTTGTGTGTTAAATCAGCCTTCGGTTCTTCCGAACGGTGTGTTCAATCTCTCAGGTGACACTACAATACTCAATAGAGTCTCTTCGACGGGTGATTACATCGATGTTTGGACTGTTAAGAGGGTTGCAGGTTCGGATCTGGATACCATCATAAATGAGTTTACTTTAACTGAGGATAGATTCTTTGGTGTTACTGAGCCTCTACTGTTCCGAGTTGCTACGCGATTAGAGAATAATTACTTAGTTCTTGGATCGAAAGTTGATCTCAAGTTTACCAACGAGTTCACCCTTGAGAACGCCAATGTTGATCGAAGTATTGTAAATCTCTTCAAGCAGTCCTTAGTGACTGACCCGATGATTGAGATCTACAAGAAGAATCAAGATCGTAATCTTGATGCGAGAGTTGAGGTTTCTGGTTATTCCGCGACTTCCGGCCTTGTAGATACTACTTCTGAGAATACTGTTATCTTCACGCTGGATACAGAAGCTCTTAAGACCCACCCCAAACTTCTGGATGGTACCCTAGGGTCGATGACAGGAACTTACGTTGCTAGACTGAAGTTCACGGCTTTGAATCAGACCGTCGTATCAAATGATATGGCCTTTATCATACGCTAGGTAGGTTAGGTGAAGTTCATCTAGCTTACCAGTCTTCTCTGCCTCTATCCTAAGAAAGTCGCCACCCTTCTTGACAAGGATTTCATTCCAGTCTTTGAAGGGTTCAGGGGGCACAACAGTATACAGGTCATCCCGGCGAATCCAGTGCGCTAGATCCATAAACTTCTTGCGACCTGTGATACCAGGACCATCACTATCGAAAGCACACACCAACGGCCCTGCATATTGGCTGAGTTGCAGCATCTGCTCACGGCTCGTAAAACAGCTTAGAGTGGTCGTAGCATTCAACCCTACTGCTTGTAGGCTAAGGCAATCAAAGACGCCCTCAGTGATGTACAGAGGCTCCTGAGAGCCATAATCGAAGGGGTATAGAACCTGTGAACTCTTCAGGTTCTTGCAGTTGAGATACTTGGGTTGTTCATCACCAAGAGCCCGTGCCTGGAAGTAGAAAAGCTTCCCGTTGCGGTTGGTAAATGGGATGATCAGTCTGCCTCTATACTTACCACCTGTGGCAATATAGAACTTGAACTGATCCACACCACGCGACTGGGCAAAGGGGTGATCCTCTACAACCTTAAAGTTCTCAACTTCATCAAGGTCAGATTCAATCTGGTTTGGGTCAAACTCCTCGATGGGGCGACGACCCTTGTACCCTGACATGAAGTCCTCAAAGACAAACTTCTCATAGGCTTCGCGGTAGCTGCACTTCTCCAGCACAGCATAGAGCTTAAGAAAGTTGCCGACTTCGCCAGTCTTAAAACACCTCCACAACCCGGTTTCTGTGTTGATGGACATGTGGCGCTTGTAGTCATTATCTACAAAGATAGATGGAACTACTAGTTCTGTATCGTCGCTCTGAAGTCTATAATTAGACTGGAACTTGTCCAAGCAATATTTTCTAATGAAGGAATCAGAGCCCATGTTCATAAATAGTATTAGTGCCTCTAAGGGAGACATCATAGACCAGTGCCTGTGGAAATACAGACTGAAATACATCTTGAGACTGCCGGGATTCGGCTCGAAGAATGAGGACGCTTTGAACTTCGGGTCTTTTATTCACAAGATATTTGAACTGGGTTACAAGGAAAAGGACATTAAGTCGCTGTTGAGAATTGCGGAACAAGAGCGTTCAACGTACAAGGTGCCTTTCCGTGATAATGAAAGGATGAAGTCCTGCTTAGAAAACTTCATGATTTGGAATCAAGGACTAGGTGAGACAATGTCCACCGAACAGGTTGTTAATGTCCCCTTGGATGAAAAGCATGATATTAACTTTATAGGAGTCATTGACCGTGTAATCAAGGGAAATGATGGTGGATATCTGGTCATTGACTACAAGACTTCCAAGCGAGAGAAGAAGAAAAAGACTCTCATGGATGACAACCAGTTAAAAGGGTATGCGTGGGCTATTCACATGCTTTATGATGTACCCTACAATAAGATCTACTGTGCTCACTATTATCCTGTCACCGGAAACTTCGTCGCAGTGAAGTTTAGTAAGTTCCAAATCGATCGTTGGAAGAAGATGCAGATCGAAAAGGTCTGGCGTATTCGCAAGAAGAAGAAGGATGAGTTCTGGGCTCAGGAGAACGTCTTCTGCGATTGGTGTGAATATAAGGAAGCGTGTCCTCGATTCCAATCAGAGCACGAAGTCTGCAAGCGAATTGACGAGCAAAAGGAACTTAAGAAGAAGCTACTTAGTGAGAGCAATAAAGAGAAAGCTCCCAAGAAATAGGAAGATAAAGATTGCTGTGAGTGGGTCAATCTCACCGTAAGCGCCAGGGTTAGAGTAACCATTCTTCAGTTTGAAGTTGGCGCGGTAGATTTCGTCTTCTAGGTTATTTTTCATAGGTCACTTATTCTTCCCTTGATTATAGGGAAGTAAATGTCGTAGTCAATATCTTCTAGGAAAGATTTGATCACTTCCTCATTGAAACCCGAATCAACCACTAGAAACTTATAGATTGTCTGAAGCTTCAGGGGCTTTCTCGTATCTAGAGACTTTAGGAGTCTAAGCTGATACAGGCTAGGTAGTCTCTTACCATATTTGAAGCTCCACTTATCTATAAAGTCGCTAGAGAAAGTGAAGTTCAGTAAGTCAATAGTCTCGACTAAATCCTCTTCTAATGTGCTCATGTTATATAAATAGTTATAGAGGGTAGCGATTCTAAAAAAGCACTAAATATTGTAGGATTGCAAGAATATTACAATGATCTCCGGCCTGACCCAGCAACTTAGAGACCGTCTTTCAAAGAAAAAGTTTGAAGCTGTGCTAACGTCCTACACTGGTTTGAGACCTGGGGACCTGATCCAGTTCACCTACATGGGTGCAAACAGGAATGGATTTATTGTGGGATCGTCAGGCCCTGGTCGGTCAGATGGCCTGTTCTTATCCAGCAGAAATCTAACACTTTACAACGTTCTAGTTACAGACGTATTAGATGACGATACTTTTCAGAGCTTACTAGATACTATATACAACGATGAATATTTAGCCCACTATGACCGGCTAAAGACTAGGTTCCCAGAAGCTGCTAGAGAGAAGTTTCGAACTATGCAAGTAATGGGCATTAGGTCCATAATCAAAATACTAATAGATCCTTCAGATGAGCAATACGAACCTACCTCCTAATATCGAAGCCAGCCTTTCAAATACGGCTTCTAGATTTAACGATCTATCAAGTGAGCTAGGGTCTCAGATTAAACTCTCTAGGAGATTCAACAAGGAAGTAGGTGGTTTCCTAGACAACTTGAAAAAAGCTAATGAGGTCTTTGGAAATGTTGTAGCTCCTCTTGAAAGTTTAAAAAAGTCTATAGATGCCTTAGCGAAGGTAGTACAGGCAAACACTAAAACTACTTACTACAGCCTTTCAAGGGCGTTTAGAACGTCTAGGGCTGGTGCTAGGCTAAGAGACACAATGAGCGACGCGGGACTCCCTCCAGGTCCACCTCAAAACCCGAATAACAACGACCCAGACGATAACTCACCCAGAGAACCTTTTTTCAAACCTTTCCTGGAAAGATTTAATAGAATAGGCGAAGATCAAATTAATTCTATTAAAACACTTGTCGCAAGCAATCAAAGATACTTTAGCATAACTGATAATCTTATCAAGGCTTATAAGGACTTTGAAGCGTTAAACGAGAAGAGTCTGGCTATGGGTGTTAGCTATGAAAGATTTTTCAACGCTAACAGTGCTGAGTTAAGAAGCTCCAGGGTCAGTATGCAAGAGCTAGCCGAAGTGATGGTTAGCAACTTTGGTGCTGGTATCAGGATGAACTCTAAGGAGCTTCAGGACCTTAACGAAGAGATGATCGCCACGGGTCAGGACACTCAAGCATTACAGAGTGTAAACGCTAACTTATTAGCTCTTACTGGTAAGAATGCTGACGTAGTAAGCAACTTAGCTAAAGTAAACCAGGATGTCAGTAAGGAATACCAGATAAGCAATGATCGACTTGTCAGGACGATGCAAAGTCTTGCTGAGAACTTCGAACAGGCATCTTTCTTTGGGTCTGACGCTGTTGAGGCTGTTGGGACGTTAGGTCAGGAACTTCAAGGTCTCATAGGTGTGGACATGCCTCAAGAGTTAAATACGGCTGTTTCACTACTTATTCCCTCGATGGAGAATATTGGAAGGCGACAACTGTTGGGTCTTGAGGGGATAGAGGAAAAGTTTGTTAATAACAATGTGGTTCTCGCAGATCTTGCTCCTGCCTTCCAAAGAGTGTTGAGAGTTCGAGACAGAGCTAGGCAAACTGATTTAGATACTGCAAACTTAGTAGCGGCCTCTCAGTTCCAAGTGTCAGAGCAACAGTTTAGGCAGCTTTCTCGCCTTGCGGAAGCTGTTATAAATGGAAATGAGTTCCAATCTGAAATTGCACAGAAGCGCGATGAAGAGTTTAAACAAGTGCAAGTTCTTAGAAAGAAGCAGCTTGATTACTTTACAGAAGTTGGACCTCAAACTTACGAGGCAGTTAGAACAATTACACCAGCGATCACCCAATTAACCCTGGCTATGAACCTTGCAGCGGGCGCAGGATCTTTAGGGAACATAGGTGGAGCAAAGTTTAGCTTTAAAGGGGGAAACTTTGGTCTTGGAGCCATGGGTAAGAGAGCTTTAGGGGGAACCGCAATAGGAGCGGCGACAACCGGCCTTAGGTATCTTGATGATCCAAACTCGGTCAGCCTAGGAAGCGCCGCTGGGTCCATAGGAGGCGCTGCGATCGGTCAGGCAATCCTACCAATCCCAGTGGTAGGCGCCTTGATCGGCGGGTATATTGGAAACGCCATAGGGGAATACTTTGATCCTCTTGAGGATGTTAAAGACTCGTCTAAGAAAACTGCTGAAGAAACAGCAAAAGCTAATCGAGAGGCTGAAAAAGAAAGAAGAGAAAAAGAAGCTGCTTCAAGACAAGAGATGAGTGCTCTTGCTTCTTTAGGCGCTTATCTTCGACGCATGGCTCCGAAAGAAGGTCAAAGTGAGGCTCTTAAAGAAGCCATAGAAGAGAATACAAAAGAGATGAAGAAATATCGTGCCGCTACGGCATCGAAGGCTAAATCATCACCATCACCTGAAAGCAGATAACCATGTCGTTACTTAATAAACATAAAAGACTTCTTCAAGAGAGATCGCACCTTACTTTAGAGTTTCCTCAAAGTGGTGATAGGGTTTTTAGAACTTTTATACCTTTTTTAGAAAATCCTACAATTAATGAGAGAGGTCAGGCCAATCTCAATACTTACGATCTTGTTGGACGAGCGGGTCAACTATTCTCATATGCTGGCGCTCAGTCTCGTAAACTGAATGTAACCTTCTTTATCAGCTTTCCACACTTAATTGAGATGGACGCAGAGGAAGGTATCACCGACAAGTTTAGAAGACAGTTTAATTTGTTCTTCACGGATAAGCAACGAGCGGAAGCGACATTTAAACTGCGAAAAGAAAGTATCCAAAGAGATGATCGCTTAAGGTCCGGGGGAGGTCTGGGTGCTCTAGACTTAATTACTACAGAACTTGAAACTTTTGATATTTTAGGTGCTGATGATATTTCTGGTGACCCTGTAGGGGGTAGCATCACCTCCGATGTTGATTTAGGTTCGGGTAGACCACACGCTTCAATTCATCGTGCATACTACAGGGGAGTTGCTGGTCTTTCAAATGTAGAAGATGATATTGATTCTGGAACAAGTTTAAGCTCTCGCATATCAGCAGGTTCAGAAGCCTCTGGGGAGGACCGACAGTCTGATAATAACAAGCATTTAGATTTAATTTATTGTTGGCTCAACCTAATCAGAGCCTCAGTCATGAATAGGTCGGATAACACAGTTTACGGACCTCCAATTGTTCGTCTTACGCATGGATCTATGTATGGCAACGTTCCTTGCTTACTTCAAGATTATTCAATCAAAGTCGTCGAAGATGCTGGGTATGAAGCTGAGACTTTAACTCCTAAAAGAATTGAAGTCACCTTAAATCTATTGGAATCTCGAACGGGTGATTTCGGAGAGTATGCTGCTGGTCAAGTAATCTCAGGGGACAACCTAACTGGTTGGGAGTCTGTAGTGGGTAGTAACGAAATGGATCCCCACAATGGTTTAATATCGCGTGAGGGTAAAGATTATGCCGTCCTATAATAATCATTTAAAGGTTGGTTACCGAGAGGTTATTCATCGAAACAAGAAAGTTGCTAGCAGTTTAAATGCACCAGACTTTAAAACATTCTTAGATTCTTTGGATGAAGGCTCTTACAGAGTTGGCGTCATACCTCCTGGGTTTGAACATCGTGCTGATAGGATTTCTGACTTGTTTTACGAAACCCCGAATTTAGATTGGCTTATTTGCTGGATCAACAATGTGTCAGACCCTTTTCAACAGTTAAACGTTGGGGATAGGATAAGAATTTTAGACTTGTAAAATGCGGTCAAGAACTTACAATGCAATTATTACAAAGTCTTACGAGGCTATAGATACCCTTTTCTTTCCCAAGAACAGAGAAAGGGCCAGCCTTGATAACTTTTTAAGAACATCTAATCGTAAAGATCTCTTGGTCTTATCTCCTGCGGGAGGGCATGGTTTTATAGAGTTGGATGTGAACTTTCCTACAAAAGATAGAGCAAAGTATATCTCTTTAAAAATGGTTGATTCTGCTCAGGTGTCTGAGTTTTTCGTAACAGACAGACACCCAGTTGACAACCTAGCAGTTTCCAGAGTTGAAAGGGAGCAGAGTCTTGCTTCGGGCACACCCGTAGATAATTTTAGAGATCTTGAAAAAAGAGGAAACAGATTTTATTTAGCTTTTGGTGTTGGCGACGATATCCGCACTTGGTCGGGTCCTTACACCATCCACCTCACCGATGCAAATCTGAATATTACGTCAGATGGTGTTCGAGAGATTGAGTACATGTTTACACCTCAATTGGAAACCATAAGAGGGTTTACAGGGGTATTAACGAATGATGCGGAATATGGCCAGTTAGAATCTAGATTTGATTCTAAAACAATAAAATACGATGAAATAAAAGTAACCTCTGATGTGGCTTTCGAGGCTCGCACAGGTAATAAGATTCCTAAGCCAGGATACCAGGAGGCTCCACAACCCGTTTGGAATTATTGGACCCGCGCATTAGTCTCAAAGTATATTTCAGGTATGTTCCCGTCACTACCCTACAGGAATATACTTGTATTATTCTCTACGAACATGGATGCAAAAGGGGAAGATGCACTTATAGATTTAAATAGTTATGCAATGGCTAATATGCTTGATCATGAGGATAATCTTGCAAAGCTAGGTATAGGTATTGCCCCTTTAGATAAGACGCCAGATGCGTTCATGAGTTTTGATCCTACAAAGTCCACTATTCTTCAAAATATAACAGGAAGTTCGGACGGCTCGATAGATAGTCTAGGCCCGCTGCCCCCGACCGATAGAGATCGTCAGGAACTTTTGGATCAAGGCGTCCCGGCGGACAGATTAACGAATTCTCGGGAGGATGAGTTCACCAGAAACCAACCTCAACCTCTTTCTCCTGAAGATGCGCGTCGGCTCGGGTTTGCCCGTGAGGATGATGTTAAGTCCGCAGACGCAATTAGAGAGGATATAATACGCGGCAAAACTTACTTAATGAATCCTGATGGTACTCGTGAGACTGATAAAGGTGTCGGTGAAGGAAAGTATAAACTTACCATGACTAAGGCTTGGGATTACAAGGCTGGTGGTAGTAGACGTTTTGACACGATCCTTGAGCCTCTTATCAAATTTTTTAAAGGACTTAGAGATAAGAGGAAGAAAAATCTAGAGTTTACACTTTTTGAAGAAAACGATATGAAAATTCTTAGATTTCTTGAAAAGAATGGGATCATAGCGAATTCAAAATTCCCTGTAGTTGTTTTTGGGGAGAAAGAGGTGATACAACAATTACTATACCCTAAGAACCCTCTTACTTCTAACCCAAAGCCTATGAATAGCGACGAGGGGATTGGCTCTGCTTTAACCTTTTTAAGAGAGAAAGATTTTAAATCTTACTCTGAAGAATTTTGCAAGGAGTTCTACACCATAAGGAACAGGACATCATCATTCGGTGAGCGTGTAGACTTAGGTCCTTTATCCAAATCATTGAAGGATAACTTTACAAGTGAAGATCTTGTATTCATGCATAATGTTAAGAATTCAAATGTTCTTGATGTTAGTTTTAAAAATGAAGGATACAAAGCATCTGTC